AGATGCGGCCGTTTTCCATCGCGGCGATGTCGGGAGAGACAATGCCGCCGCGCCATTCGCCGCGCTTTTCGTCTCGACGAGCCCCAAACTTCGGGCGGCTCACCATGTCGAGTGTGCTGTTCGTCTCCATACCGCCTCTGTGAGTTGGACATAGAAATAATTATCGTCATAGGCGAACTTGATGTTCGGGGCGCTCGCATCGGCGGCGCTCGACGGCGTGAATCGCTGGATTGTGTTGTCGTCGAGGATGTCGAGCGCCGTCACGATGCGCCGTAGCTGGTCGCCGCCTGGCGCAACCTTCGCGCTGTCGCGTTCTCCGCTCATTGTTGCCCCGCGCCGCCGCTCTTGATGTCTGTTATCGCTTGCGCGTGTTCCCAATCCGAGCCCGCCGGTATCGTCAGGCGGAAATAGGCGAACCGACCGGCCGCGCGAAGCTTGTAAGCGCCGTTCGATTGCTGGCTTTCGCCAGCGCCAAACACGGCTGGATCGTCGCCCTCGCTTTCGGTCATCCTCACGTCGAGAAGCGCCGCGGTCGTGTCGACGACGACACGCGCTTCCTTGATCCGGACGCGGTGTCGCGCGACCTGCACGACTCCCGGCTCGATTCGCGCTTCGATGTTGGAGCCCGAGAAGGTCCCGAACTCATAGAGCGAAGTGAACGCGCCGAATTGAATGACGCCGCCCGCCCATATCGGATCGTCGAAGGAGCCTTCGGCCGTGTCTATCCCGCCGGGAAAGAGCGTGTCGCCGTCTTCGAGCGTCGTTTCTGTCGTGAGCGCCGGAAAGACAAGCTCGCAGCCGATAGGCGCATGCCCCCAGGTCTTCGAAACCCAATTATAGGCGATTTGCATATCAGGCGCGCCGTTCTCCGCGTTGACGCTGGTATAGTTCCAGACGACAAGCTTCCGGATCGGGTCGACCGCGGCAGACATGCGCGCGTAAAAGTTCGGGTCGGCGTCGTTCGAAAAGAACGTGTCGACCTGTTCGGCGCCGATCGGCGTGATGTTCTGCCCGTCGAACATTTGAAAGCCGTTCGTCGAGCGGAAGAAAAAAATGCGCTCGTAATTGCACAGAGACCCGGGAATCGAACAGCCCGATTGATCCGTGATCTTGTCGCGCTGCATGACGGTCGGGAGGCCGACCGGATAGAACCGCTGAATGGCGTATTCTTGAAAGACGTAAAGCGCGTCCGTAGCGCGCATGCCGGTCACGACGCCGCCGTCGGGGAACTCGATTTCGTCGCTTTGATCCGTGCCCGGCGTCCATCCTTCGGAATTGTTGAGCGCCGACCATGCGACGCCGAGCCCCGAGTTTTCCGTGAACCCGAGAAACAGGAAGCCGCGGAACGCCTGCGCATACTTGGCTTTTGGCGGGGAGCCCGAGAGCGCGGAAAAATCCGTTTCCGTCGACATGTCGAGCTTTTGCGCGACATCGACGAAGTTCGTTGCTATGGCGCGGTCGCCGTATTGCGCGAACGCCCATCGGTCGGCCTCGCCCGATGAAGCGTAAGCGCCGCCGACAAGGCGGCTTACGTCGTTCCAGGTTCCGCCGGATTGCAGTTCCCAAATCTTCGTATCCGTACCGGCGTAAATGTGCGCGTCGTCGCCGCCCTTGTCTCGAAGCGCGATTGCGCCGCGCACGCGCTCGGCGAGAGCGTCCGACTGCGGCGCGAGATCGGGCCATGGCCCGTAGCTTTTCAGCCGCGGAATGCAGCCGAGCGCTTCACGAAGGTGCGGGCCTTGGTATTTCGGTTGATCCGGCAACCACGCGCCGAAAGCAACGTCCGCCATCAGACGACCGATCTAACGGGCCTTTGAACGAGCAAAGAGCCGCCGCGCTGCGCCTTGTTCCGTTCGGCGTTGACCGCCTTCACGACGCTCGCAAAGCCGCGCAGCTCGTTTGCAGTGCGCAAGTTCGGGCCTTCGCTGTCGGGGCCTTCCCAATCGAGCGCAAGCCAGAGGCAGCCGCGCCGGTAAATATGCGGCGCGTCGGTAAGAATGACGTTCGTGTCTTCGTCGGCCGCGAGCGCGTCGAGTTCCTGGAAATAGGAGATTTGCACGGTCGCGTCGCTCGTAGGCGCGAAGTGCATCGTCGTTCCGTCGATTGTGTAGACTTCCGGCTCGTCGCTCGCCTGAACCCTGTAGTCCTGCCAAAACTCATTGAGCGGCAGATAGCGCAGCGGACGCCCGCTGTTCGTATCGATCCAGAGACGCGAGAACTCCAGCCAATCCGCCGGAAGCGACGCCTGAGCGCCAGACACGGAAAGCGTGCTCGATGTCTCCATGAGGCGCGAGCGCAGCGGCGGGACAACCCAAGTCCGGTCCTCGTCGTCGCGCATGCCGGTATGCAGAATGCCGGTGATCTCGGTCGCGAACTCCAGAAAGAGCGAGTCGGGAATGGTTCGCCCGCCAAGCCAAGTTTCGACCGCGGTTTGCAGGGTTCCGAGATTCGTAATAGCCATTGGTAACGCCTAGCTGCGTGTTGCGTCCCGCCGGCCGCGCGCTATCGCCAGCACTCGCGAATCCAGTCGAGACGGTCGAGAGCCGGCGGTTTCGGGTCGCCGTGGAAGTAGACGATGCGGTTCGCGTCCGTCAGGCCGAAGTGCATGACGCGGCCTTTGTAGGAGACGCACGCGCCTGGAAAGATATCGTCGAGAAAGACGTGTTCGTTCGCGCGTATCCAATCCATGTCGTTCCGGCCGTCGAAGCCGGTCCACATGGTTTCGGCCTTGCCTGCCGGAACGAGCGCAACGCCGTTGCACGCCTGCGTAGGCTTGTAGGGATCGCGCGGAACGGCGAGTTCGCCGCCATCGAGCGCATAGCGCGCCAGCGCGTCGCAATTCCCGACAATGACCGTGTCGAGCCCGACAAGGATCATGGGAACGTCGAGACGATAGGGTTCGATGCAGGCGCCGTAATCAAGCGTCGGATGCGTGATCCGCTCTTGAATGATCGGCTCGGCGAAGGTGCGCGAACGGTCGACGAAGCACACGAAGCGGAAGGGGACAGTCAGGTTGCGCGCGAATCCGCGATAGATCTTTTCGACCCATGTTTCGTCGTAAATCTTCGAGAAGCCGAGGCTGTGCTCGTTGGCGTCCCAAAACAGCGTTGCGATCGTGATAGGCGGGCGCGCTTCGCGGCCTTTGGCGAAATATGTCATGCCGAGATGCCCATGGCGTTGCTGCGCGCCAGCCGCATGCGGCGCGGGACCCGCGTAATTGGCGTCGAGGCGCCTTCCTTCCAAAGATGGCGACTCGGAACATCGCGAAACACGACCGAACCGGCAGCGATCATCGCGCCGCTTCCAATCCGCACGCCCGCAAGAATCGTCGAGCCCGCGCCGATGGAGGCGCTGTCTTCGACGACGATAGCCCAACGCGTTCCATCGAACTGCGAAAGGTCGAACCCGTCTTTGGTCGACAGCGGCCAAGCATCGTTGCAAAGCGTGCAATTCGGCCCGATCAGCACATCGTCGCCGAGAAGGAAACCGGGGCCGGCCGCAAGGTTGTGAAGCAGCACGCAGCGATTGCCGGCGACGGAGCCGTCGAAACAGACGCCCGGCCCGACGCGGCAATCTTCGCCCAGCCGCGCGCCGCGCGTCAGGCTGGCGAATTGCCGGACGATGGTTCCCGCTCCAAGCGTCACGTCGTCGTCGATGACCGCCGTCGGATGAATGATCGCGGCCGGGTGGACGCTCATTGGACAAGCGCCCCGTTCGAGTCGGGTTCGTCAGGCCGATGAGGCGCGGAGGCCGCGACATGCTCGTCGAGTTGGCGGTTATCATCGATCCAATGCCGAAGCTCTTCGCCGACCGCCCGCATGGTCGGCGCCCAGTCGCCCCAGGTCGGTTGACGGAAGACGCGCACGCTTTCGTAGAAGAACATGCGATCATGTCCGGCAGCGTCGCTATAGCGCCATTGCGGATGTTCGTCGGCGAGCGCCCAGCATTCGACGCCGAGCGCGCCGGCGAGGTCGACGACGCTCGTCGTGGGCGCAATGACCAGGTCGAGATTGGCGACGATTGCCGCCGTGTCGTCATAGTCTGCGCCCTTGCGCGTCGCCCAGTGAGGGTTGAGCACATGCGCACGGACCATTTCGAGGTCTTCGCGTCGGTCTTCGTATTCCAGATTGACGAAGTCGACTTCGTTCGAGAACGTTTGCAGCAAGCCGGCGACGAGATGAAACGGAATAGAGCGCCGATGCCGGCCGGTCGCCCAGCTTCCGCCCGTCCACGCGATCCCGACGCGGGGCCGCTTCGAGACGAGGGGGCCGAAGCCGTCTTTCCATGCGTCGACTGACGAAATGCGCCGCGGGGTCTGGTCGAGAAAGACGCGCCACATTGCGCGCCGGATCGGATCGGCTTCGAGGAAGCGATTGCAGCGGAACGGCTCGCGCCCGAAAAACTCGCCGAGCCCGCCGAACTCGAGTTTGTGCGTCACGCCTTCGGCTTCGGCCCATTCCCGGCTCGCCTTGCCGCGTGTCCCGTAGACCGCGACGCCTAGCGGCGCGAACGACCGCTCGAATAGGCCGGCGTTGCGCTCCAGGCATTCAACGATGATCCGGGTCGACTTCTCTTCAGCCGCGCGGACCGCCGCGGGAATCATGCTCGCGAACATGATCTCGTCGCCGATCGCCTGTTCGCCATAGAGAACGACCGTCGCGTCTTCGTGTTTGTCCGGGCGCCAGCGCGGCGTTTCGCGGTCTTCGTGGTAATTCAGGATGCGCCGGTCATCCGAGCCGAGCGAACCCCTGTAAAGGTCCCAGGCTTCGGCCCAGCGGCCCATATGCAGAAGCGCGAAGGCCGCGTTCGAAGCGCCGTGCTTGTCGAAGCCGTGTTTCTTCTGGTGCGCTTCCCAATATTCCAGCGCTTCGGCGTGGCGCCCGAGCTGCGAGGCAACGTTCGTCAGGCAAACGAGCGTGTCGGGGTCGTCCGGCGAGATCGCGTGCGCCTTCAAGGCCGCCT